GATCCCATCTTTATTCCAATATTTGCTAGTTTCCCACCGAATTTCTTCATAAGAAACTCTAATCCAATATATTCTAACATACCCTCAACGCCACCCGCTGCCGTAGATGCTCTGCCGGATGCCCTCGGAGATAAGTTAGCTTTTCTTCCAGCACCATAAATGTTGCCCTTTTGGTACATCCCAAACACTACTGATGCTGCTGTAGGGTTTTTAGTGAGATACGATACACCAAGTGCAGCACCCAAAGTTGTAGCTCCACCACCTAGATCATACATAAACCCGGCAAGACCTTCTTCTTTCTCGCCAAACCCTTCTATATGTTTATCTATCCAATCTCGATTCATTTTTTGTATCTTTTTCCCGGCATCTACATAAGATTGGTTCTGTTTTGGTGTTAATCTGCCTTTTATTGCCTGAACGCCCTTGTATATTGAGTGAAATGGTACTGCCATAGATACTGCGTGATCGAAGAAATCCGGTGCTTCCCCTGCCCTCTCGCCATATTCGACCATAAGTTCTGCGAAGGCTTGAGGACTTGATACCGCCACATCCCTTGCACCTTTCGCTGTTGGCAAGAGAACATCGTCTATAACACTAAATCCACCATATCGCGGTTCTGAATCAGGCAAAAAAGTAGATATGTCTGCTGTGGGTTTAGTAACTAACCTACCATCTATCTCCACACTATCAGGTTGGAATGATGATATGTCAAATGCTATTTTTTCTTTTTTTACAGTTTCTATCATTGTTTGTCCTCAACAAATTTTCCATCTGGGTAAACAGTTCCAGCCCTTCCGTCTTTAAGAGTTCCATGAACTCCCTCTTTAGGATAATTAGTAAAATCAGGTCTTTTGTCTAGTATCGCTTCACTTTTAACTGCATCTGCCGCAGTTGTTGCCGGCACTTCCATTTGCACTCTATCTATAAAACTTTTTAGCAGGTTCATTTGAAACCCATTGCTAGGATTTATGCCCTTAGACCAGACTTTTAGCCCATTTACTATACCTCTCATAGTCTTATCGCCTAAAGGCTCGCCTTTCTTCTGTCTATTAAACTTCTCCATAGCTTTATTTATGAAATAAGAGTATTGATTCGATCCCATCTCACTATTGCCATAAGAAGTAGCCGCTTTTTTAAGCACATCTAAAGGTTCTGTTTCATCGTTGAGAGAATCATCAAAGAGTTTTATGAAATAGTCAGGTATGACTTTCTGTGCATCTGCTGGTACTTCGTAATATTTTTTTGTGAGTACATTATCAAAGATAGCCGCTGTTTCGGCATCTATCTCTTTGTTTTTGTGCATTTTCTTTACATCAATTACAGTAAGTGAACCATCAAGCAAATTATTGCTCAGGCCGTAGATACCTTCAGTATTTATCTGCTTCGTCTGCCATTTTTCGAGACTATCTGCTGCTTTTATTAAGGAATTTGCCTTAGAAATAGCTGTTGCCTTCTCTTTTTCGTTCTTAAACTGATAATATTCAGGATGTTTCGCTACATTTTCTTTAAATAACTCAGGATTGCCATATAATGACCTATCTATGCGTTCACTTCTAACAGTTTCCTTAAAAGTTTTCTTATATCCTCTACCAATATCAGCATTGATTATCCCTGCACGAACATTCTGATCTATCAACATACTTGCATCTTGGATGTATTTAGCTTCATACCCACCTGAAGGTGCTTCTATTATGCTATCTACAAGCCCTTCTAAGGAAGTATCAAGGTTCACTACCGATTGTTTTATAATCTTTTGTTGGAACCCACCGGAAATCTGTATCTTAGCAAGTTCAGTATCAGCATACAATGTTGGAGTAACAGCCTGTTTAGCAGTAGTACCCATACCATCTAGAGCTATTTTATTATAATCTTCTATCTCTTTTAAGTATTTCGGTGCATTGTTAGGATCAGGATCGCTTGCCGCCCTTGTCTTAACATCAGCTATAACTACTCTTGATTGGGCTTTATAAGCATTTACTTGCGAAGTGGCTAGTGCTTCATCCCACTTATTCGCTACATTCTGAGCGTTCTTAACTGTATTGCTTACTAATTTAGCATCCTCTGTCGCATCATTGGTATATGGCGCAGGCTGTTGTGTCGTTAAGCTTTTTTGTGAGTGCGCTCTAGGAAAATCTGGCATTATTACTCCTTTTATCTAATTCCAGATGACAAGTATGCAGATCCACGACTTCCGTATCCGCTTTTACCACCACCTGACAACAAACTTGGTTTTGGTGTATTTATAGTTTTTGGTGTGAATTTAGGATTATAGGCTGAAACCGCTGTCATAAACATTGTAGTTATTCCGCTAGTATAGCCACTTTTGATAGCTCTTTTACCTGCTCGTTGCAAGCTTCCAGCTTCGGCCATTGTATATTGTTTCTTTACTTCAAGATTATACTGACCGATAGCTGCGTCCATATCCATCTGTGCCTGTGTATCTATTAGTATTGCCATTGGAGAACCTGACATCTCGATACCTTTAGCCGCTGCAGTAGATCTTATGTTACCTGAAGCAAACCTCAAGGCTCTCGCATCTTGTATGGCTAGAATATCTTGTTGTTGCGCTATCATACCTGCTTGTTGATGCTTAATCGAAGCGTTAAACTGTGCATCTTCGTTTGCCGCATAGCCGCCTGATATAGATGAATACGCAGAAGCTAACCCTAACCCTAACCCTATTGCTGTCATTAAACCCATAATTACCCCTTATCTTGCGTATCTAACATTGCCATTACACTAAGTATCTCCATAGGTAAAGGATCTTCGTTTATTATCCAAACAGTCGAACCATACACATAATCGTCTTTGAAATTTATGTTTGCCAATACACCTGTATGCAACTGTTCTGGCGTTCCTAATAATGTTGTTGGCTCTCTAAAAGATATTCTTTCTGCATCATCTTCCGTACCACCTGTTTTAAAACCCCTGTAAGATCGGTTTAACTTAAACATTACCTGGTTAATACGCTGTTTCTTGCCTTGTGCCGTACCGCGCTGTGATCCAGCTTCAAATGGTAACAGTTGCAGTTTCTCGGTTCTTGGTAATCCCGCAACTGCTACGAAATAGTTGTATGCCAAAGATATCGTGCCGTTAGATACTACTTTATCAGGTTTATCCAGCCCACCATCTGCCAGCACTTTAACTGTTTTGGCTTCCAAATGACTTAATCCAGATAAAGTCTTTACTGATTTACCCCAAGAACCTGCGGCTATTGTTGAAGATGAAAAAGTATATTTTATCTTACATGTTGCTATCTTAGTTGTAGATACAGATGTCATCTGTAGTTCGCCTATAGTTGACCCGGAACCATTAATCGCCCTTATCCGCAATGTTTCGTCGCTTGTTGTGAAATAGTCTGTAGAACAAGTTAGAACTACAGATGTGCCGGCAGTAGCAGATAATGAAATACTAGCGGAAGAACTGGAAGTTTTATCATAAGCACTGAAATCTAGGGAACTATGCAGATACACCATCTGATCCTGCCGGTCAGGTAAGTTCACATCTTCGAACATTTCTATATAGCGTTTAGTTGAGCCATTGATTGTTCTTTTAACAACTACATATACCTCATCAAATCTGTAACTTTGCGAAGGTACGGAACACACACTTTCGTAGTTGCCATCGGTTGTCTGTGTTGACCAGCCTTGTACTTCCTGATCTGGTTCTCTTGTAAGTGTCGCTATCGTTCCATTTGAAGTTACACACCATAATACAGTTGCAGGTACTTCCTGATATGCCATGTCAACTATGCCGTCATTAGTTATCTCCGGTGAGAAGATCGTCTTGTCAGATGCCTTGTATGCGTTGTTATCCCATAAATAATATAGTTCTCTGATGATTTTCTTGAATCGCTGTATATAATAAAAGAAATCTCCGATGCGTTTTGGTTGTATAGCTTCTGTGCCGTAACTTACTTCTAGTTTAGCGGTAACAGAAGATGGCGTGATTGCTACATCGCTACCACCACCATTAACTACAAACGCACCTCCGTAAGTGCCCGCTAACAGCGAGTTTCCCGATGCTAACCATTGTATCTCGTTAGATTGGTTTGAAGATAGTTTTATGTTTATACCTTCATCGTTTACACTCTCATCTAATGCGTATTGATCGTATGTGAAAGAATGCGATCCCCATACACCTTGCGGTTCTTCTTTGGTTCTCGCCCACCATAACCTGCCTTCATGGAACTGTACTCGTGCCGGGTATCCGTTAATGGAACTCCAAGCACCTTCGGCCCATACTTTGGTTGCAGTTATGGAACTAAGTGTAGCAATTACTGAACAAATAGCTACTGTCGCAGATGATACAGAAGTTATCTGCACATATCCCTGCAAAGCTGTTGTAGCAGTAGTTACTACAGTACCTATCTTCCAATAGGTGTTTCTGTGCCCTGTAGTCGCCCCAGAAGCTACAAAACTGATTGATGAGGTAGTTGCACTCAATGTTATGGTTACGCCTGTGCCAGTGACCGCTGACGGCGTTATAGTTATCTCGGAAGTGTTATCATCAAGAAACGGACCGCCTAGAAAGTCGTAATCTGCTATTGACCAGTTAGCGGCGGCGGTTCTGGTTAATAACTGTGGTGGATGATCTGCATGTGCCATCCAGATTAAATCTTTTAATTGTGTATACTGTACATCAAATAGTTCTGTTTTATCGTAAATATGTGATACTTCATAAGGTGTTGTGCCAGTAGATACTACTACGCCCCTGTCTGTGAAGAACCTGAAATATTCATGACCCATTTCTATAACATAAGCATCTGTTTGATTGAACACAAAAGGAAGTACACGAACTGTGGAATCTGTGCCTAATGCAGACAGCTTGGTTTCTCGGATAAGTTTTGTTCCCGGTGTTGAGATTACCGATCCAAAAGGCCGTACAAGCATGTTCTGCACTACAGAGCAAGCATTCTCATACTGCGCTACATCCGTTCTGCCTAACAAGGAAGCACCAAAGATGCCACCTGCGAAAGAAGTTTTTATAACATCTACTTTGGCCATTATACCTCACTTAGGTTGCCGTCTTTAGCTAATATCCACGCATCATCTTCTTGATACATCGGTGTTCCTACCTGTGAATTATCTGCTAATGCCTTTGATAGCGATACCTTTTCGTATTTCTCTAGAAACGATTCTGCCAATGTCTTTGAGTTCACTACCATAAACGCTATGTCAGATGCTAACTTATCTATGAAAGCTGTGGTAAATGATGCGGAATACTTGCTTGGCTCATCACAATAGTATACATACCGAACACCTAAACCCTGTGTATCAGATATAATGTAATCGCCTTCTTCTCGCCATTTCGCCTTGTTATCGTTAGCACCAAATATTCTGACTACTAAGTTAGGCCGAACATATACATATATCTCGCCAGTATCGTACCAGTCAAGTGTCTCCGTTGATTGTGCTAAAAGTTTTCTGCGTGTTGCGAAGTTCCATTGCGTTTCGCTAAGTATACTGTTCAATGCAATCTCGTATATTCTGTTAACTATTCTAGCGTTCTGCGTATCATCAGTCAGATTGACTATAGGATTAGCGCCTACAAGTGTCAGCGCTTTGTTTACAATCTCTGTTTTTGATGCGGCCATGATAACTCCTTTAGTTCTGGGGGAGCAAGTTTTGCCCTCTCACTCCCCCAGCTTATACCCTTTAGGTATACTTAATTATTGATCTGATAGTTCCTGTTTCGTTTGTAGGATCTGGATCTACAGCATCACCAAGTATCTTGATATAAATGCCCATATCTTCTGTTCCTGCTTCTGTAGCGATATACGCACCATTCAATCTACATGTTTGTGATTCAGAGCCATCGAAATCATCTGTTCCAGCTGCAACGCCATTAGCTTGCAACTCTCCTAGAGAAGTGGCACTTTGCGCCATACTTGAACTTGTACCAACATGAATAGTACATGCTGTTGCTAAAGTATACAGTTGTGGCGTTGTTACCTGAATATCTATGAGTTTCTTACCTTTTGGAACTATACCTATCTTAATAGTGTCGGAACTTGCGATAGCTGTTGTAACAGCGTAAGAATCTATCCAAACCTTCTCCACGCTCTTAATAAAGCCATCGGATATAACATTATCTCCCGATCCACCATTATCAAACTTTGTTACATTCGCTGCTTTTACATGTGCCATTGTTCATCTCCTTATACCCTTTAGGTATATTTAATTATGGTTCTGATTGTGCAAGCAGTAACCGCTGTAGCTACTCCGCCTGATATCATGATCCTCATATAAAGATCAATGTCTTTTGGAGCTTCTGTAGCCAAATAAGTACCCTTTAGCCTAGATGTCTGTGCTACATTGATGTCAAATGTATCCGTTCCTGCCGCTACGCCATCTGCTTGCAATGCACCCAAATATCCACCATCTAACGCCATGCCTGTACCTGTACCGATAAAGATAGTACATGTAGATGCTGCGGCTAATAGTGAAGGTGTATAGACTACTACATCTGTTATCTTCTTGCCTTTAAGCACTCTACCGATCTTGATAGTATCTGTACTTGCGATAGTCGTAGTGCCTACTGCATAACTGTCTATCCAAACCTTTTCAACTGATTTGATATATCCATCTGCAATATAGTTATCGCCACTTCCGCCTGCATCGAACTTTGTTACATTTGCTGATTTTACATTACTCATTGTGTTACTCCTTCCGCCTATAGCGGTGGTTTGGGGATGCCTATAGCACCCCCCCTACCAGTTTAATTAATTGTTTACGCTACACCCAACTTTCGGATACGATTTTCTTCTAACCTTACCGCTCCAGCGTTCAGTTCATAGTATATCTGCCAAGAGTAACTAAGATCGCTTCTCTCATCAGTTCTTACTAATGGCGTATCTGCCAAAGCTAAACATAGTGCATATTTCTGAAATACTAATCCTTCTAGACCTGATTGTTCTGCTATTCGAGTAGATTGTATCCACTTGAATCCCATAAATGTATCAATACTACCATTTACAAGAGCTTTAACAGCTGCATAATCACCTGAAGTCATCGTGCTATCGTTTAATGCTGATGCTAACAAGGTAGGTGTTATTACTAAGAACCTATCTTCTAGTTCTACATCTGCATCATCCAAAGCAAGTTTCATTCTGGTAACATCTTGAAGATACAGGCTTCCTGTAGTGATAACAATACTTGCAGTTGTTGGCGCTGTAGTAGATCCAGTTTCGCCACTTGCTGTAGTTATTGATACCGCGGCTGCGATAATAACATCATCTATCTTACGACCCAATGATGTAGCTGCTGCTATCGTATAAGCACTCCGAGGATCGGAAATACTCTTTAACTCATCACCACGATCTAACATTCTGTTATCGTGATAATCTAGCATAACGCCCATTCTACGAGATAGATTAGGATCGTTATTAGGTGTTTCTACATTACGTCCACCTTTAGTTTCCATTGACCATTCTCCGATCTGATCCTGGAAAAAGGTTTTACCCCTTACATTTGGCTTGATATATACTGTGTTGAGCAGTTTTGAATACTTCTGCTGTGCCAACTGCATGATATTTTGGCCATACGCTTGTGCATAAATCTCATTCTGTGTGTCTGCCATTTGGCTCATCCTCCTTAAAGTTAATAAAAGTGTCTATGCTTGATTGCCCTCTAAGGAGGATCGCCCATATTTGGTGCTGGGTTGTAAGGCCGCTTCCGGTTATCCTACCTGTCTGTATCTTGCCAACATAAAGGGTTGAACTTACCAACTTATCCTTATGCTGATTTACCTCTTGATATGCTGATCAATCTGTTAACTTGATCTACTGCCATTGCATGATCTTTCTCTGTTGCTGCTAGATCGTTATAGGCATGTTTCGGATCTGCCTTTATCTTAGTTATCTCATCCCTAGCTTCGTCAGGTGAGACAGAAAACTTCTGGTATTGGAACCCGCCTACTTTGTTCTCGGAAAACTGTGTGCCTACTTTCGCTAAGAACTTCATCCCGGCTGGATCTTTGCTTAATGTAGCTGTTAAGAAATCTCCCATATCCTGATCTTCTGCGAACTTGGTTATTACCAACTGCCCTAGCTCTACGTTAGCTGCATAAGCATCGCCCCATTCAGATCGAAGCGTGTTGATAGTAGTGTTTAGGTTATCTTGCAACTGCTGTTCATGTGCATGATATACATTGTTTGCGCCTTCTGTGTACTCTTTCCATAACCCTGTTGCCTGTTCAGGTGTCAATCCATACTTGTGTACTACCTCCGAGAAACC